GGATGATAAGTTCATGCGGAAGGTTTTGCCTTTTATAAAGAATGATTATTTTGAAGGCGTCTATCGCCAACTGTTTAAACAAGTCGGACTATATGTCCAGAAATATAATAAACTACCGACTCAAGAATCTTTTAAAATTGAGTTAGACGATGCTGACAATTTTAACGATGAACAATATCGTCATGCGGTAGAAATCCTACCTGAGATATTTAAAACAGAAGAAATTGACGGCGATTGGCTAATTGATAAAACTGAGAAGTGGTGTCAGGATAGAGCATTACATAATGCTGTAATGGAATCTATCAGTATTATCGATGGTAAACATCAATCTCTCTCAAAGAATGCACTACCAGAGATCCTCTCTGACGCTCTGGCAGTCAACTTTGACGCAAATATCGGCCATGACTATCTTGGTAACTTCAATGATCGATATGAATTTTATCATAGGCTTGAAGAACGCGTTGCGTTTGATCTCGACTATTTTAATAAAATTACTAAAGGCGGCTTGCCAAATAAATCTTTGAATATTTGTTTAGCTGGTACTGGTGTCGGTAAGTCATTATTCATGTGCCATCAAGCTGCAGCCTGTCTTACAGATCAAAAGAATGTTCTGTACATTACAATGGAAATGGCAGAAGAACGTATCGCTGAACGAATTGATGCTAACCTTCTTAACATTCCAATTGACCAACTTGATAAGCTTTCAAAAGATATGTTCTCGCAGAAAGTATCACAGCTTGCCAAACAAACTAATGGTCGACTTATTGTAAAAGAGTACCCTACTGGTTCGGCACACTCTGGACACTTTAGGGCGTTACTAAATGAATTAAAACTTAAAAAGAAGTTTGAACCAGATATTATCTTCATTGATTATCTAAATATCTGTGCATCTTCACGTATGAAAGCAATGGGAGGATCAATCAATTCCTATACATACATTAAAGCAATTGCTGAAGAACTACGTGGTCTTGCGGTCGAGTTTGACGTACCGGTCGTCTCTGCAACGCAAACGACTCGTAGCGGTTTTTCTAACTCGGATATTGGGCTTGAAGATACGTCAGAGTCTTTTGGATTACCCGCAACCGCCGACTTAATGTTTGCACTTATCTCTTCCGAAGAACTTGAGAAAGAAGGAAAGATTATGGTCAAGCAATTAAAGAACAGATACAACGATCCAACATATAAAAAGAAATTTGTAGTTGGCGTCGATAGATCTAAGATGAGATTGTACGACGTTGATGAAACTAGTCAGACTCTTAGTGATGATACTCCGGTCTTTGATCGGGCAGAAATGAATAAGCGATTTGAGGATTTTAAACTGTGAAAGTAAGATTAATTGGTTACACTCAACCACCAGAAGATATCGTCGGTCTCAACGATCTACAAGACATCGTCGCGTATTGCGCCCGTGTCTCCAACCCATCCAACCAAATCAACTCAGAGACATCGGGAAAACTCCTCGACTACCTCATCAAGCACAAACACTGGTCGCCATTCGAAATGTGCTCAGCCACGCTCGAAGTTGAAACGACAAGAGACATTGCGAGACAGTTCCTCAGACACAGGTCGTTTTCCTTTCAGGAGTTTAGTCAGCGTTATGCTGATATTCGTGATCTTGATAATAATTTTGTAATTCGAGAAGCTCGTCTACAAGATCTAAAGAATCGCCAGAACAGTGTTGAAAATATAGACGCTGCTTTGGAAGATGAGTGGGCAAACAAACAGATGGCCGTTGTTGAAACGGCTAAGATGGCATACAACTGGGCAATAGAAAATGGTATAGCCAAAGAACAAGCCAGAGCAGTCTTGCCAGAAGGTAACACAGTTAGTCGGCTCTATGTTAATGGCACGCTTCGTAGCTGGATTCATTATATCGAACTTCGTACAGCAAATGGAACACAGCTTGAGCATATGCAATTGGCAGAAGAAATTGCTAAAGTAATTACAAAAATATTTCCATTTTATGTAAATTAACTGTGTACATTGCTTTTAAAACATGTTAAGGTATACTCATATAAAAAAAATGAGGCAGTACCATGAAAAAGTTAATCGCATCAGTAATGATTAACACTATAGTTGCAACAAGCGTTATGGCTATTGGAGTAGACGCAGCAGAAAAGGTAGAACAGGAAAAACAATTAGAATGCTTAGCTCTTAATGTTTATTACGAGACACATGCTCGTAGCTTAGCCGATGCAATGGCAGTTACTGATGTTGTTTTAAATCGTGTAGAAACCACGCGCTATCCAAACACACCATGCGAGGTAGTTCATCAAGGATATAAAAAAGGTAATCGCTATTGCCAATTTAGCTGGTATTGTGATGGTAAATCAGATACTCCACACGATGATGAAGCATGGGAAAAGTCACGTAAATTTGCTCGTGACATGTATATTCATGGAGAATTTCGTGGAATCACTGAAGGTGCAACACATTATCATGCCACTTATGCTAAACCATTCTGGTCAAAGAAACTTAACCGTATTGCTCGTATCGGAGCACATATCTTCTATTGGGAAAAATAAATGAAGGATTCAATCATGACGACAGACAACTTAACTATAACTCTAGGCGATACTACATTTGATTTCCCAGAACTTAATCTAATCGATTATAAGTTTAGCGAAGATGAATATATACAAGAGCTAAAGGAATATATTGACTCAACGTATAAAGGTCACTACGCTACAAATAAGTTTCAATCAACAGAGGTTATTATTGCTAGAGGTCACGGCACAGGTTTCTGTATGGGTAATGTTGACAAGTATGCAAATCGTTATGGCAAAAAAGGTACTAGAGAGGATGCGCGCAAAGATCTTTTAAAAGTCATTCATTACGCGCTATTACAATTACATGTACACGATAGTCAAGAGGAAGAATAAATACACAGCTTATGGCGAAGACGGAAGGGTGATAATAATATCACACAGCCCACGTATAGTTAAAGATTACGCTGAATACATCATAAATAATCTTGTAAACGTTGAAGCAACGTAGACACATACTGGACCCGGGGGCGGTACCCGGCAGCTCCACCATAAGTACATAATGTGTATTTTTGATGGGGCTGAAATAGGATCGACAGGTGTGAAAGTGACGTGGAGTTTACCGGCTGACTGCGAAATAGGTCAATCACTACAAATGCAAACAATAACTTTGCACCATCTGGTTACGCACTAGCTGCATAATTAAGAGGGCGGTCACTGCCTAGTAACAGAAGTGTGGCGTTTTAACTTCTTAAGGGGACAACTATGGACATTCTAAACAAAGTAAAAACATGGGCTGCTGGATTAGCAGAAGTCGGTATTAGTATCGCCGCTCTCATGATTGTACTTGAAGTATTGGGTGTGGGAACACTTCCATTCATTCCTGCTGTAAGCGTTGTGGCTAATGTAAGTGCTATGATAGCCGCATTGGGATCACAAGGCCTTGTAGGTTTACTTGCTGTTTGGGTTCTATACGAAATCTGGAATCGAAAATAACTTTCTTATAAGGGAAATAAACTAATGAAATTTGCTGCTATTACTGCTGCTGCGTTGCTGGCCTCAGCAACAACTATTCAAGCCGCCGAGCTTGGTACTACAGGTATCTCACTTGGTGCCACAACAACTGCTGAATATAATGTCGATGTTGAAAACATGACCGTTGAACTTACTCCAGAAATGGGTTATGGTCTTTACGGCATGGACTTTACGCTTTCAACTGATCTCATGATTTACAACGACGAGTTTGTATTCATGGATACAAATCCAACACTTGACTTTAAAGTCGGTTATGGTATCTTCGATAATGCAGAAGTATATGTTGAAACTGGTTATGATTTAGAAAAAGAAACTCGCTCTGACGTCGTCGTTGGTGCTAGCTTTTCATTCTAATATATAATAGCGTTACGGCTTAAATAGTACGCGGGGGCCATGGTTAGCCCCCATTTTTTATAAAGGCGAGATATGATTTTTATTAGTATGTATGCTTTCTATTGGATTATGGCTGCTGTCGGTTTAACAGTCGGATTTCATAGATGTATCTCTCATAAACAAATTATTCTATTTCCTCCGCTCGAAGCAACTGTCATATGGGCAGGAACAATAGCTAGCGGTTGTTCGCCACTAAGTTGGGCAGGCGTTCATCGTATGCACCATGCATACGCTGATACCGAAAAAGATCCACATTCTCCTAAATACAAAAGCTGGTTAGAAATATTGTTTTCTACATACAGAATTAAAAAAATACCTCGCAGGTTTGTTAAAGATTTGTATGAAAATCCTCGCGTCGTATTCTTTCATAGAAATCGTTTATACACTTTTATCGCAACGTACGCTATAGCCTTTGCCATTAGTCCAGTGCTTGTATTGTATTTTATTTCACTTGTTCCTTTATCATTCATTTGCTATGGACTTCTTAATTTATTAGGCCACGATGATGATGGCGCGAGAAATCGTTGGTGGATAAATGCATTTGCACCATTTGAAGGAAATCACTATGACCATCATGAAAAGAAGCGACAGCGCTAAATGGGTTAAGATGGGATTTGATGTTCCATGTTTAGACATTGAAAATGAGTATAACGCAGTAAAAGATTCACTGGTTATTCATAGACCAGAAGATGGACATAAAGACTGGTTTGCTATGACACTCTATGGCGTCAATGCTCAAAGCACAAATAGCCATTGGGAATATGGACGTAACAGCAAAAAAGAAATTACATCTATCGGAGAACTATGTCCAAAGACAATGGCATTTGTCAGCTCACTCCCATACGCGCGCATCGATGACGTACGATATCTAGTGATTAAGGCAGGTGGTTATATAGCTGAGCATGTTGATGTGCCAGAGCACAATTGGCTTGATCCTTTAAATATATCTATTACATATCCTAAAGGCAGCAAGTTTGTACACGACGGAGAAGAAATACCGTATGCACCTGGCGTACCTATTGTTTTAAATATCCACTATCCTCACTCAGTAGAAAACAATTCAAATGAAGATCGATTGCATTTATTAATACACGGAAAAAAGAAAAATGAATTCTGGAATTATGTTGAGGAACTCAGATTGTAATGTTGAAACATTTTGCCCTGCCGATCGGCCAGATTTGATTAAACGCCTAAGCGCAGTAAACTACGGTCATGTGAATTATGATACTATAAATTGGCACGAGTTTGATTGTGTGTCTATATTGATTAACGGTGATAGTATAGTAGGGTTTAGCTCAGTATTTCGCCGGAAGGAATTTTATGACGATGGTGAGTGTAGAATATTAAATAGATATTGGGAAGACCGTATACTAAGAAGACCGGGTAGAGAATTGGTGCGACCGCATTTAATAATGATGGTAAAGCAACAATTAAGCTTTGCAAAGCGCGTTGGTTACACAAAGGCGTTTATAAGTAGAGAAAAGAACCCTAAAGTTTTTGCAGAATTGATAAATAAAATAGCGCGGGCCACAGGTACAATGTGGGATATACACGACACTAAGGTTGCTGTATGTAGCCCTAAAAGTCCTAAATGCTGGCAATATAAAGGATATACAAAATTATGAAAAAGCGACATGAACTACCACCATTTCAAAATTTAGGTCTTCAATTTGATGTAGATAAGATTATTGAAAC